AAAAACAGAGACGGGCGCAATTCAACCCGCCCCTGTCAACGGAGAACATTATTATGTATCGGGACTGTCAGAATAAACAACGACACCAAGTGTGTCGTCCATGTCCGGCATCATTCGCAAGGTCATCGCTGAGAAAACCTTGTAATCTTTCACGAAGCCACCTTCGCCACCCCATTCAACAGTTTGTATATCAGCAGCCTGATCAATCACAATGTTTTCACGCCCCATATACACCATCAGAACGTAATCTTTATCTTCACCAGATTGATTAGAATGTGGTATTTTAGATGCTGTTTTGACATCATTAATACCAGTGATTTCCATGATTCGTTTCCGGTATGTTTTGTCTTTGTAATCGTTCAGATCAATATCAAGATATTGTGAATACAAGGACGAGACATAAACATTGTACGGCCCCATTTCTGGGAATCCGGCGTCAACCAAATCCTGTTTCATGTCAACTATATCCTGTACGATGTCACGAGTGGCGCTGGTCTCCCAGCCATCAGTAACCGATCCGGTCATGACTTTGGTGTGATTCAAGAACCCGGGTATGTCATTACCATTTACGGTAATGTCACTCCCATTTAAAAATACGTGTTCTAATTTTTCCGCAACACGCCGTGCAGACAATGCTATCGTGGTTGTATCAAGCGGTGCACCCGAACCATTCTGACGTGCCAGTGCATCTCTCCAATTAATTTGAAAATCAGCGTGCGTAATCGGTATCGGGAGATAATTCACGTCATACACAATTTTTGATTTATCACCACGAACTCGGCCATCCATGCTCTGTGTGGCCTCTCCGATATCACTCTGGGTATACCATTTCGACAATAGCACTCCTAAATTATTAATAGGATTAACCAGCCCCATATTACGCATATCATCAACCACGGTTAATCGTGATTTTGTAATAGTACGGACAGTGCTATCGATCTGCTCCCAGTCCTCCTCCTGCAAATACGAACTATATGTTCGTAGAGCCTGTATATCTCCATTGGCTCTAAAAAGTCTATCCGCCACGGCAGGAGTAAACATTTCTGCTCCACTAACCATTGCTCTCATATTCTGTTCCCTCATAGTAATCTTTTCGGTCTTATTCTCGACCTGTAATATGTAATATCTCTATGCTATAATAGCATCAATCCGTGTAGCGCCAGATGCTGTAATTGCTTCATCAGCAAAAGCCACTATAGCAGACGAATATTTTGTAGTGGTGTCAGTATCAGAGACGGTGATTGTCCTCAGTATGGTTGCCAAATCAACATCTGCTTCACCGGATGCAAAATTTGCCTCAAGTTGTTCATCCACACCGTCATCATAATAAAGAGCCGCACCGTTTGAATCAGCAGACGCATCATGCGTGATTTTGATATATGAATCCGGTGTCCCACTCACAGGCAAGTACAAATCTTCTGATCCAAGAGTTGCCAAGTTCGCCAGAAGCTGCCCAGTTCCAGAGTCGCCATCTTCATCAAAATACAGGGCAACCGCTCCGTCATCATTTAACACGGCCACTCTCTCAACGAGTGCCAAATCAACATCAGCCTCACCAACTGCGAAAGCTGCCTCAAGTCGATCATCGCTATCATCGTCAAATTTCAAATCAACACCATGTGATGATGCCGAACCATCATGCGTGATTTTGATGAAAAAATCGGGATCGCTTGTCGGTACATAGGCATCATTTCCACCGTTTATTGCCGACAGGTCAGCCAAAAGCTGAGTTCCGGCCGCACCATCTTCATCGAAATGCAACGCAGTGCCACCCGGTATGGCAGCGTAGATGATGGGCAGTCCGTATGTCCGGGTACTGTCGGTAAATTCAATCACCATATTTGCAGTTTCATTCGTCAAATTAGAGGTCAAAAACGGTGTGCCATCTAATATACCTACGTTTACAGCATTGCCACCAGGAGAAGCAGCGTGTGTCACGGTGTGTACCATAGTAGCATCAGCAGCATACTTGAAGTTATCATCATTTGCAACGGCATGAGCAATCTGTAGCGATTTCGTAGCTCCAAACGCCAGGAACTTATCTTCTTCATCTGTTGCCATATTTGACATAAGCCCCGGATTGCCGACATTATCAAGACCGATTTTTACTGTGTTACCATCCGGAGAAGCATTATGAGCTACCGTGTTTACTGTGGTTTCAGTTACATACGTAATTGCCGCAGCATCCGAATCCGAATCCGCAACAGTTGTCAGCTCTTGCAAAAGGCCATTACCGTCCATTTCAAGGGCATCACCTTTTGCAACGTCCTCACCATCGGCCAAAAAAGCATATACTTTCATGCCTGAATGGCAATACTCCATTGTAAAAGTATCACCACTTGCAACCTGTCCAGAAGATGCCCCAAGCGTTGCGCTGGGTACTGCATCAGGATCCGAGGATTTAACTGCAATGATTTTCTGAGCATTCGCACCAGCACTGGACTGTTTCTGCCAATTGCTGGAACCATCCGGCTCTACAAACAAACCAAGATCAATAGCCTCAGACGCCTCCCCCTCAGTTCTTATCCCATCACCTCGTTTTATAATCGTATAAACATTTGTTGCCATTTTAACACCTCATACTAATTAATGATTGTTAAACCACTTACTCCTCGCCAAATGTCGGCTTATAACCGGGGCCTTTCCTCTCGGCAGAAAAACTCTGTGGAGGCGAGCCGATAAAGGTTGTACCCTTTTGAGCCTCTGCCTTAAGCGTCTTTTTCATCGCCATCATAGCAGCATTGGTCATACCATCAAGAATAACAGCATCTACCTTATATTCCTTAGCAAGCTCTGTCTTAATTGCTAATGAATTTTCAGCCTCAACCTTTTTTGCATCTTTGTACGCCCTCACCGCAGCCACGATGTCTTCCATCTTGACATCCTCGCCGAACAACTTTGTAAAAGAATCATCCTTGTCCTTGTCCTTGTCGGCCACAACATCCTTTTCATATTTCTTTATTTTTTCATCTTGCGTGGCCAGCTCGCCAGCATAATCTTTCACTTTCTCTTCCTGCTCCTCAAGCTTTTCTGCAAATGATGCGAAAAGCTCAAGCCCGCGAACGGTCATGTCTTTAAAATCTTTTCCCCCTAATTTATCAGACAAGCCATTCGTTTTTAGGATAGTCGCTATTAGCTCAGACCGTTTTTTTTCATCCTCTTTTTTTGCATTACGAATCATTTTTGAATCTCCTATATTTGTTAGGCTCTTTGCGAACTCAATTAATTGCTGTGTTTTTGTTGTATTATTTTGTAATCCACAACCATCGGCTATAGAACAAGCCCCCGGCGTATCAAACAAAATTGCAATATGATCTGGAATAAACCCATAATCAACTTCGGCGTATTCAACTCCATTATATACGCCGGGGGTCGGATCAATTAAATAAGGATAATACCCTACAGATACATCTATCGGTTCGCCATTGTCAATCCGCTCCCTTAAGGACGGCACACTATTTACACTATCAACACTGAGCCAAAAATCCCCACCTACGGCACCGGTTTTTTCGTTAAAACTCGGATTAAATAAAACACCAAGCATAAGATCATCCAGAATACCGGGTTCGCTCGCTGTCGTCGGATTACCATTATTGTCATATGTATGATCTAATATAATGGGCGTATTTGCCCAGTTAAGATAATTTTTAGAAAGCTCCTCCTTCGTCCATAATGTATCATTTCGTACACCGGGGGTCTGAATGACGGCAGGAATGATATAATATTCTTTCTGTTGGTAAGTGCCCTTTTTGGGGTTGTTTGCGTTTAACCTTAATTTATACGTCTGCAAAACAATCTCCTTGGTTATCTGTTTATAACATGTTAATAAAAATTAGTAATGTCAAGGTTTTTTTATTTTCTCTTTACTGCAACTGTTTCAGGAAGCTCCGCAGGCAACCAAGAACACCGACATCGAGGATGTACCGGAATAATGCCTCGAGCTTCCTGTATAGTAAAAATTCTACCTTCAAGATAGCTACATTCATCACATACTCGCTCATCCATTGCTGTTGTGAATTCTACAACAGCGGTTACATTTTCAATACCGAAATATTCAAACATATCCAACGATGACTCGGCATGCGCTCTAACAATTTCTGTTTCCGCCAAAATATCACAACGCCACCGCTCGAGATGTTCAATTCTGTCTTTTATCGCCTCAAATAATTTACCACCAATTTGCCGCGGTGATAACCCCTCCCTGTATGCATCAGAAATGACTTGCCGCGCTACACGACTAATTTTTTCATTTCCATCTTCTATGATGTTTTTAAAATTTTCATAATTCATTTTTTTTAAATGTTGTACCGAATCCCTAAAATGCGGCTGCTTAATTATATCATCTATACTATCATAATTTAATGGCGTCCCCGATGCCTCAATGAAACGCCCCGCCCTTTCAGCAGTAGAACTATATACTGATTCAATGTACATGTCAGTCCAATTCTTTATATATGGATCAGTTGCCTTTAAACCATCGAGCAATTCTACGTTTTGTAATGCCTCAAACCAGTTATCAAATGTTACTAATATTTCAGCCGTGGTTGTACCGTTAAATGCAACATCGAATCGCAAGCCATTCCAAATAAATTGATTATTAAACTGAAATGCATCATCGATTTTTATGGCCTGCCTCGTTTTCCGCAGAACCCCATTTAACCGCTTATCAAATGCCGCAGAATATTTATTCCGTATACGCAAAGTACCAGACGGATCATATTTATCAATAAGAATTATCAAAATTCACCAGAACTCTTTCTCTCAAAACCAAGCAGTTCTCGTGCCTCCTCCTCCGTAATCAGGTCACCTACTGGTAGCGGCGACAAAAATTTCAGAGCCTCGGCTCTCTCTTTTGCGATCTCTGCCTGTAGCTTTTCATCCATTTCATACAGACTGGGCCATTGTATTTCAATCTGTTCTTGGTTCTTAATTATTCCGTAATATTCAAATCGCTCAAACATCTGCCGAAAAATATTTGGATTAATGTGCCTTGTTTGGCGTGCGGATATCTTAGAAGAGTAATTTTTAATATCCTGAGAGCTCGCAAGCTCACCCCGTTCAGAGCCCTCCAATAGTCGCCGAGGAATACCAGTTGTCCCTGATATAAACGCTACAGCAATATCATATGTGCTTTTTGGATTACCATGTTTACCGCCAAAAGTATGCGGCGTTACTCCCTGCGTGCGGATATATGATCTAAGATTATGCTCCAGTTCCTCTATCTGTTCCGCCATGTCAGCTTTTGCATCTATCGTTAATTCTGCATCTGCATCAACATCGAATGCGACTCGCTGAACGGCATTTTTCCAGAACACTTCTGCTGACCCGCCAACAATTTTTTCTAAATCGTACATCCTATTAATAACAGCTTCTAATCTGGGTGTGCCAAATACATCACTCTCATCACAATTTTCTGCTACGTGTATAATCCTTGTCCAATGCACGACATATGTTTTATAAGAACTCCCTCTTTTCCCTGCCTGCATTTTAATTTTATACGTCTCGGGAAGCCCATATCTTTCACTGGTATTTTTGTCTTCATAGGTATTAATCGAAACATTTTGCTCTGAATAGGCCTTGACATACAATAAATGTGCAGATTGGCGAATCGTACCCTGCTCGATTGGTTCAGATAATTTGCCGCCACCCGCTCCCACGCCCATAAACAACACCCCAAATCTTCCGATACCAGATAACCTGTCCAACTGCTCCAATCTGGCCCACATCTTTAAACGCTTAAACATAATGTCTAACTCTGTATATGGATTTGCTTTTACTATAAATTGTGGCGGATTTTTCCACGCCTGCTCACACGGAAGGGTGACAATACGCTTACATAAGCCATTGCGTTTGTAGAAATCAAAGTACGTATCAAAATTTACGGTTTCAGGATACCCAAAAACCTTGGTTAGATCTCTATTGCCGCCAAACATTAAGTTGTTGTATCCACGGAGTAAGAGCCTGTTAAATATATCGCTCATAATGTCCTCTTTTCTTTTAATTGCATGTTTTTTATGAGTTTACGAACTCCAATATTTAGAATAGGGGGGTAAATATTAACCCCCCCTTGATTTTCATAACGTAAGTTTAATAAAATTAAATACTTATAACAGGCTCCACAACTCCAATACGAGGAAATACAGTAGATATTAAGCATGTAGTTGATATAAACCACTATAAAAAGGGGACTTATATATATAGGGAAAAAGGGTAATATGTTTTGTGTAAAAAAAACCCCAGGTGTTAAAGACGTGTTTTCCAATATTTGGCTATTTCTCATATTAATGACCTATGTTTATATTTTACATTAATTTAGTTAAAATTACAATCATATTAAATAAGATTTTCATATTGGAGTATAAACTATTATTATTATTATACTTACAAACATACTTAATATTTACTGTATTTCTCGTATTGGAGTTATAACCTATTATTTTTATTAAACTTATCATTGTTTTCTATCTCCAATATTTTAAAAAAAACTTTTTCGACCTTAGAATAAAAAAACTTTTTTACTCTATATTAAAAACTACATTGCCTGTATTATACTCAAAAAATAAAGAGCCGGAAATGTTACACCGAACAGTAATATAAAATGTTTAATTTTGTCTGCTTTCACCAGACACCTCCTTTTTTAGTTTTCAACAATCCAGCAATTTGGTTGAACGCTCCAGATGTAGCATCGCCAACATCGCAATTTACCCCTGGACGAATATTGTGCAGCGTGTTTCTGTAGTCCTCGGCCCACGGTGCGTGTAATAATAAAACGTTACCCTGCTCGGCATATGCCGCGAATGGATACATGCGGGTAATCTTATCACCTTTTGGCAGGTCTTTATAAACCGAATAGCCTTGCAGATTCCTGACTGTATTATTAGCAGATTCTTTTCCGCCTGATCCCGGTTCCTGCTCAACACCGACTTGATATTTTTCTTCCCATCTCTCATTGTCCTCTGCCGTAATTCGTTTTATAAAATTCTCACGTTTGCCTGCGCTTAATTTTTCTTGCGTGATGTCTCCAATAAGCACTTGTTTATTAATCAACTCAAGCATCAGGCAGCTTGCAGTATAGGAGGCGCCGCTTGAATTTTCCTCCTCCTCATCTGTGCCTCCCTTGTCCCAGTATCGCACAGCTTTTAATATTTGATGTTTGATAGGTAATAATTCAACCATACGGCGAAGCCACGATTTATTAATGATGCCACCACCGGCGGCTTGAATTTTCCAGTTGCCATGTAATAATCGTTCCCGTTCAATTTGCGATAAATTCTGTAGGTTTCCCAAATAATACGGGTCCTTTTCCATTAATATCTTATTATCATAAAGTGTGCTTAAAATAAAAGTGAAA